CCCGGTCCTCTGGAGTAAGCCATGCCCCCCCCCCGCACGCAGCCGCCATCGGACGATGACAGCACCGCCCGGTACGAACACGGCGAGGGAAGCCGGCGCGGCGGGTCCAGCGGGGACATTCCCTCGGCGGACATGCTTGGGCTGCTGCGTGAGGTCCTGCGGGCGCAGCGCCAGCTCCATGAGGACGTGGCGACCATCAAGATCCGCCTGGAGCGTGGTAGCGTGGCGCTGGATGGCGTCTCCGAGCTGCCGAAACAGATGCAGGACCACCGGGATGCCATCGTGGAGCTGCGAACCAAGATGGCCGGCGTCCTGTGGGTTGCAGGCGTGGCCGGCGCAACCGGCATTGGCGGACTGGTGACGGCCCTCCTGGGCATCATCACCACGGGCGGTCAGTGATGCGCGCCGCAGCCATCCTGGTTGCCCTGGCTGCCGTGTCTTTGGGCGGGTGCGTCCGTATGACGGATGGCCAAGCGGCGCAGGCTGCCCAGGCCAAGGCCAACATGGCAGCCGCCGGGGCCATCGACAAGGCGGCGCCGACTGCGGAAGATCCTGGGGCCTATCGGCATGCTGCGGCCGTGCTGCGGGAGGCAGCCCTGGCCCGTATGTCCGCCGCCATGGCCAACCTGGACTTGCCAGCGCCTGAAACCGGCCCGGACATCCTGGCCCCGGCCGGCGTCCCGGCTGCGCCCGCGATCACGGCGGAATCGCACGCAGCTGCGGTGGCGGCTAGCGATCCACCGTCCGGCATGCTCGGGATGGTCCTGGGCTGCATCGGCGGTGTGGGACTGCTGGCCGTGGGCGTCCTGCGGCATAGCCCCGGTGCCTTCGGCCTGTTGGCCAACCTGGCCCACACCGTCATGGCCCCCAAGGCCACCAAGGACATGCGTGCCGCCCAGGCCAAGGCTGCGGACATCGCGGATCAGGCCATCGCCTATGGACATGCCGTGACAGCCACCGCAGTAGCCCATGGATTAGGCGACAAGGTGGAGGCCGTGAAGGCGCAGGCCGCGCAGATCCAGGACCGCCTGGGCATCCGCGACCACGTGGCCGTCATCCTGGCCAAGCACAAGGCGGGCGGTTCTGGCATCCGTCCAGCCATCCCGGCGCCGCCCAGCCCCCCGACCTGAACGAGCTGCCCCCCATGCCCACCTGGAACAATTTCGGCGCCACGGAGGCCATGGCTCTGCGGCGCTTTGCCCTGTCTGGCTATGTCCCCACCGCCGCAGATTTCGGCGGAACGGACGCGGTGGCGGACGCCCTGGCCGATGCCGCAGGGGAAATCATCCAGGCCATGCCGTCCGCCCGCTTGGCGGAATTGCAGCACCCGGAATTCCTGGTGGTGGTGAATCGGGCTGCGGACGGACAGTCCGCCTTCACGATCCCGGCGGGATGGCGCCCCATGGTGGCCGGGTCGCTGCATGTGTGGCGCGGGCAGCCGCAGGCATTCGTGTCTCGCCCGATCTACCGCACCAATCCCTGGGGAGCAGGCGGCGACATGCCGCTGCCGGTGCCGACCCCGACGCCGCCCGGCGCGGCCATGGAATTGGAGGAAAGCCGATTCAGCGTCGGCGGGGATGGATACACCGTGACCCTCGACGCGCCGCTGGCGCGCAATGATCAGGTGGTGGTAGCGTTGGACGTGGACGTGGCGTCCGCGTCCTACACCATCCCCAGCCTGGCCGGCGTGGTCGCCACTGGCGCCGCCGCCGCCCTGGGAGCCAAGGTCTATCCGCAGGCATCAGCGGAATGGATCCTGGTGGATCGCCTGGCGCAGCAGTTTGCGGACCACGTGGCAGGCATCGCGCGCGGCGCCATCGTCCCAGCGGAAGTCCGCTCCGCCGTGTGGTGGAAGGCCCCAGATACGACGGAGTCCATGAGCATGTCCTCTGTCCGCATGTATCGAGGCTGATGGTGGACCCGTCGGCCCGTCAGGCGTCTCTGGTAGCCCAGGGCAACGCCGTGGCAGCTCAGGCAGCGGACCGCGTGGCCGTGATCATGGGCGCCAGTCTGACCGGCGCCGCGCAGGCCGCCGTGGCTGCGACCAAGGGCGATTCTGGCGCTGGGCTGGATGAGGCGTCTGCGGACATGGCTGCCGCCCGCGCAGCCATGGCCACCATGGCCACGGATACGGAGGCAGCCCTGGCAGCCACGGCAACCCTGGCAGCCCTGGTCGCCATGGTGTCTGGTTGGCATGGGGAAATCGCCCTGGCCAACCAGGAATTGCCAGATGGCCTGGATATCGTGGCGGACGTAGCGGGGAACCAGCTCGTGGATGCCATGCGGTCCTGGCCCATCGTTGGCCACACGGCAGAGGAATGGGGTGCCAACCTGGCACGGTCCTGGCGCTTCCAGGCGGACGGCTTGGTAGGCAATGCCGCCGCCACCGGCACAGACGCGCATCTCGTAGCGGATTTTCTGGACCTTGCCCGGCGCACCCAGGACAACGCCAAGACCTTGGCTGTGGAGGCGTTCCACGCGGGGGCCGGGGCCGCTCGTGCCGCTATTCCTGCGGCACTGGAGCGTCTGATGGCAGGCGGCATCCATGGCTGATCCGATCACCCTGACCATCTCCGTCTCCGACCTGGCGGCATCGTTGGCGAAACAGGACGCCGCTGCACTGGCAACCGGCGCCCTGGACCGGACGCAGGTGTGGTATGAATTCCTGACCCAGGAGGACACCAGGGTCAGGCCCAGCCATCGCGCCCTCCATGGGACCGTGTGGCGCAGCGGCGACCCCAACGCACCCGTGCCGCCCCTCGACTACGGATGCCGGTGCTTCATCCGCTATGTGGCGGCGCCGGGATCGGAGGCTGCCAACATCCTGCCCACAGCGCCGTCCGCGCCGACCACCCAGGCGGAGGCCATAGGTACGTTCCTGGACAAGGATCCGACCCTCACAGCCGCAGGCATCGATTGGCGGAAGCTGGCTGCCCAAGCGGATGCGCTGGACCGTGCCGACCGGGAGCGGTTCCTGGCCATGTCCATCGCCAAGGCTGCTGACATGCCCATGGGGCACGCGCGGGAGGTGGCGCGGATGATCCTGTCCCAGGGCCAAGCCCGCGCCCTCCGCGCCCCGCCGCTGTCGGCGGAGGAGGCCGCCGCCAAGGCCACGCAGCACGCGGACGCCTGGCCAGTCGTGGACGCCCAGGCCGTCCAGGCCGCAGCCCAGGCCGCAGCCCAGGCCGCAGCCCAGGACGCCGTGCAGGCGTCCGCCACGGTGAAGGCCAAGGCCAAGGCCATCATGGAGGCTGCCGCCTCCGGGACGTCTCTGGCGCTGGACAAGCCCCTGGCCCTGCCGGGCGTATTGGGCTGGATCGCAACGAACAAAACCAGCATCCAGACCACCACACGCACGGCATCGCCGGCCGACCTGGCTGGCATGATTCCCACGGTGTCGAGCCTGGACGGCGCCGACCTGTCCGCTGGCATCACCGGCACGGCCACCACACAGACACCCGTCGTGGCGGTGGAACTGCCGGGCGGAACCTTCATCGTTTCGGGCCACACCACGGCCATGGTGGCCCTGGCCACGGGGACGTCTGTCCCCGTCACCATCTACACGGCGGCTGCCATCGCCCAGGCCCAAGCCGTTGCAGCGGCGGCACGGCAGGCCGCTGCCCAGGCTGCCAAGGCCACAGCCGTTGCCCAGGCACAGGCGCAGGCGCAGGCCGCGGCGGCGGTGTCCAAGGCCATGGGCGGCCCGGACCTTCCGCCTGTCCCGGCGACCATTCCACCCACGGGGAAGATTCCCACGGCGCCGCACAAGCCCTGGGACAAGCCGCAGCCATCCGATCCTGGCGCCCTGGCATCCTGGAAGGCCAGCCACGTGTCCATCCAGACCCAGGAGCTGCTGGCGACCCTGCGCCCCCAGACCCAGCCGGACCTGGCCGGGAAGCCGGGTCGCCCGATCACGGCGGACCACGTGGAAGCCATGGTGAGGGATCCAGCCACGCCAGGCGGAACCTTCAGCCGGGACATCTACCGCAGCGACGTGAAGATGCGCCAGGCCGACGAGTCTGCGGCCATCATGGACGGCGAGGCCACCACCGAAGAGCGGATGGGCATACGGAAGTTTACCCGCTATTGGGACTTCATCATGCGCCGGGTAGACATGGGGGACACTGACGAACAGTTGGCGGCGCATCTGCGCTACCACAAGCCCGGCGACGATGCATCCGATATTCCAGACCTGATCACCAAGGCCCGCACATATCACGCGGCGGCATATGCTGCCATGGCCCGCATTCCAGCTCGCCGCTATGAATACCTGTATCGTGGTCACAGGAACCTGACCGCAGCGGCGGTGGCATCCGTGTTGGGGGCGACAGAACTCGATTTCGGCTCCCTGTCATCGGCCACCACAAACCCGCGCACTGCCGTTGGGTTTGCGAGCGCCACGGGCGGGCGCCACGCCATGATATTCCGCATGAAAAACGCTTCCGGACTGCCGATTTCGGCAGTATCGCAGTATCCAGACGAGGATGAGGTTCTCATCTCCCGCCAGCACCGATACCGTATCACCGGATACGCCCTGGATACAACCGCCTCGGCGCAGGCGCCACGGTGGATCGTAGACCTGGAGCAGATGCACCCATGAACACCAGCTCGTCCGCCGATGCATGGGAGGCGGACATCCCACCGCCGTCCGCAGACACCACGCCGCCGCCCGTCCCTGCGGGGAAGCGGCGGCCGGCACATGAGGCCGACCAATATACGGTCCGCCGTATCCGCCTGACGCCGCTGCCGGATGGCACCATCCACGCATCCCTGGAATAGCCATGTCCGGCAAGGATCTATCGGGGCTGGCGCGGATCGCAGGCGCGCGCAACATCCTGGCCATGGCCGTCATGGCAGGCTGCCGAGAATATGCCAACGGCGGATACCGTGGGCGCCCCATCGTGGCGTCTCATTTCACCAGCGGCAACGCAGGGCGCTACGGATGGCCCCCCCTGTCAGCCGGGTACGGGGCATGGAAGGCTGGGGCGACCAAGGACATACAGAACACCATGCGCGCCGCCGGCCGGTCTGTCCCCCGTGGGAAGGCCCTGCCCATGTTGGTGTTGACCGGCGCTCTGCGGGACGCGATCACGGCCGGCCAGGCGCGGGTGGTCAGGACCGGTCCTGAAACCGTGACCATGACGTGGGACGGCCTCCCGGACTATGCTGTCTATCTCCACGAAGGCACGCCCACGATGCCCAAGCGGTCCCCGGTGGAACCCAACGCTGCGGACCGCCAGGCCATCATCGATGCGGCAAACCGCTACCTCACGCAAGCCGTGGGGACCGGCGGCGCCGTCCCTGTGACCACGGCTGCCGTCCCCAACCGGGCGCGGGTCGGATAGGCCCGCGCCACTTCCGGCCACCGGGCCATCCGCTAGGATTGGCCACCACCCAAGGACCACACCATGGCAGCCCCCACCGTCCACCTGCTGAACTCAGCCACCTTCACCCCGCCCAGCCCAGGCTCGCCCATCGTGTTTGCGGACGCTCAGTCCGCCAGCATCGATGAGGGCGGCCAGGTGTCGGAATACACCAGCGCTGCTGCCACCGATGTGCAGCTGATCGCCGTGGACCGCATCGCGGCCACCGTCACGCTGACCCTCCTGTCGTACCTGGATGCGCCCGCCGTTGGCGATCCCGGAAGCCTGTCCATCGAACTGAAGGCGCGGGCCGAGGGCAAGGGGACCGCAGGCGCGGCCGTCACGAAAACGTGGGGCAAGGCCGTCTGCACCGGCAAGGGCCTCGGCCCCGTGATCGAAGGGACCCCCAGCTACACCATCACGTTCCGCTGCCACGCGGCCCCGTGACGATGGACCAAGCCACGTTGGACGCCCGGCGGCATAGGTCGCCGGAGCCGGAAGCCCATGCTGTCGCACTGCCGGTCGCTGGACTGGTGCTGTATGTGGTTCCGTGTCAATTCACGCCCGCAGATGCCATGGCCGGGACCCTGACGGAGTACCAAGCGGCCGTAGACAAGCTGGCCGAGCAATGGCGCCGCGCCGACCTGTTCAAGTCCAAGGTGGACGGGACGGCCCTGGCGGACGTCGCATGGGGCGCGGTGGCAACCGCCTACGACCTGACCCGCGAAGAACTGGAATGCTTGGTGGCGGGCGAGGGGGACAAGGCCGCAGACTTGGTGGTGTCGCTGGCGGCTGCCGCCTGTGGGCGCATGCCCAGTGTGCTCCGGACGCGCCGCCGCCGAGCCTTGTGGGCGTGCATGATCGGCCTGTCATCCGTCGCCATAACCCCCGACGAAATGGCCATCCTGGCCGATTGGGCAGAGAACACCGGCAACGCCCCCCGTGGAGGCTGACCATGTCATCCCTGACCGTCACGGTGTCGATGCCAGGCGCCACCCAGGCCACCCAGCAGATGACGGCCCTGGATGCTGCGGCCACCAAGGGCGCGGCCAGCATGGACCGAGCCGCAGTGGCAGTCCAGCGGGCAGGTGTAGCGGCCAAGGCTGGCGGTGACGCTTGGGACGCCCTGGCGCACAAGATGCGGGCCGGGGAATTCCTCCGCAATGCCACAGCGTCATTCGCCCTTATGTCCACGGCCGGCGCCACCGCCACGGACAAAATCGCAGCCCTGGGCGCCAGCCTGTCCAGCCTGCCCGGCCCGGTGGGCGCCGCCGCCGCTGGTATGACCATCGCGGCAACCGCCTTCGGGATCTTCTCCAAGGCCGCAGACACGGCGGTAGAATCCGCCAACGCCGCCGCAGCCGCCCTGAAACAGGTTCAGGCCGCCAGATCGGATGCGCTGGTGGCCCTGGGCGGGAGGATTTCCGGCGCAGCCGGATCCATCGGCCAGGACATGCGTGCTGCGTTCTCGTCCGGATTCGATGAAGATCAGCGCCGCCGCTTGGCGAGCCTGACGCCCGGCAATCCGTCCGCCAGCTACGCCAACGCCGTGGCCCTGTCCCGCTCCGGGCTGGACCAGGACGGACAGGCCCAGGTGGAAAAGACCCTGGCCGACGCCCGCGCCGCTGGCTACGACATCACCGACACGGTGGTTGCCAACGCCATCGCCAGCGTGCAAGCGCGGGCAGCAGCGATGGCGCCCCTGGACAGCATGGAAGCCGCTCGCATCAGGCTGGCCCGGCGCCAGTACGCGGAGCGTGGCGGTGGCATATTCGGCCCCAACGCCCCGAGCATCCGGCCGGGCATGGAGATGGACACCAGCGCTACCCGTGTGGCAGAGGCTGTGGCCGGACCCAACGCAGGCGCGGACGCATTCATGGAAGCCCAGCGCCGGGCGCTGGGGAGTCGGTCTGGCGCGGCCCGCGCCATAGACGCCATACTCCGCGACGCAGAGGCCGTGTCCGTTCAGGCTGGCCAAAACACCATCGATATGGCAACCGGCGCCGGCCGCACCATCGGCGCCGAAGCGATTCGGGAAAGCCTGTCCAAGAATGTGGATGGCATGGCCAGTCTGGAAGCAAGCATCCGGCGCCTGGACCAAAGCATCCGGGATGCACAGTCGGAGGCCCAGCGGACGGCCGACAGGGCCAGCGCCGGCTGGGTGCAAGCGCTGTCGAGCAACCCACGGATGTACTGACCCATGGCCCTGGAAACCATCGGAGCGTGGTCCGCTGCGTGTCATGGGACGCTGGTGCCGGCGGTCGGCGTGATGATCTACCCCCAGCCACCCCCGAACCCGCCGGTCATCTACACGGGCCAGGCGCGGCCCGTGCCGTCCATCATCGAGAGCGCAACGCCGTGCGCCGATGAAGCGGAGGCTTTGGCCGTGGCCCTGGCACAGATGGCCAGCATCGGTCAGGTCCTGACCTTCCGTGGCGTCGCGTGCATGGTGGCGGACTGCCAGGCCGACCACCGGGCCGCGCATACCAGCTTGGCCGGCGGAGGTGTGGCCACCGCCCGGTGGACCCTGCTGGCCCAACTGAATTGGGTACCGACATGAGCACGTCCGTGTGCACGCTGGATTGGGATGGCGCCACCGGCACCCCGCGCCCATTTCCCACCCAGACCCAGGCGCAGGCATATGCCACCACTGCCAAGGCGTTCCGCTGGACGAACCCGATGCCTACGAGCGGCGGAGCATTGGTCGTCTGGCAGGATTGCACCAAAGCCCAGGCGGACGCCCGCTTGGCTGTCCTGGGCAGCCACGTCGGCAAGCAGACCAGCGTCGTCTATCCCCACGGGACCATCCCGCGCCTGTGGCTGGCCAGCTACACCGGAGCATGGCAGGCGCAGGCTGGAACCGTCAACGGTGGCGTGTTGACCGTCCAGCTGCACTTCGATGCTGCGGCCAGCCGGCAGACCGGCCCTGACGCTCCCCAATCCGTAGCTCTGGTGCAAACCGCAGTGGCCCTGCATACGGCCGATGGGTCATGGACCACCAGGCCATGGGAAACCGACTCCGCCGCCCGTGGCGTGGGGGCCTACCTGGGAGAGGCCCTGGCCTGGCAGGATGGCGCCGCCCCGGACTATACGGTGGCCGGCATGTGGTGCCGCATCGTGAAGCGTGACCCGACCACGGGGGGTGTGGCGTCACCGCTGGTGATCTACTGGCGCGGCAAGGTGGCTGGCGTCCGGGTGTCCCGCCTGGAATCCGGCGGCGCCCGCGTCCAGTACCGCATGGCCGGCATGCTGCACGCCCTGAATCAATGCCACCTGTCGGAATGGTACGAGTCTCGGAACACCGATTGGCCGGGATGGGTCGATACGTCCAACGCCGTGGCCAATGTCGGCCAGCCCTTGGATTTCAACGCTGGCGGGCGTGGGGATATGTCTGTCGCAGCCCACGTCCTGCCCAGCGGCGCCGTGTGCCGCGTCCACGCCCGTGGGGAAAGGACGACCCCTGGCGCGGTTGGCGTTCGGTGGACCGCCAAGCGAGCTGTGGAAACCATCCTGGCGCATATCCGGCACTGCTGGGGCTTCCAGGTCGGCCTCGATTTCCCGGACAACCTGGACTATGACGGGCAGTGGGACTGGCAGGGGCGCAATCCGCTGGCCATGATCGCGGCCATCATCTCCCCCGATACCGGGCGGACCTTCCTGGAATCCGTCGTTGGTGGCGTGCTGACCCTGACCGTCGTGGACATGGAAACCATCCCCGACCCGGCGCCGCCGGCCCTGGACCTGACGGCCGACGGTGTGCAGGAATGGGCTGTGGATCAGGACCACACCATGGTGGAGGATACCCATTACGTCCAGGCGCCGCAGCCCATATGGATGCGAACCATTGCGGCTGACGATGTGCTGACCTGGGCGACCAGGCCGACCGGGGATGCCCTGGAACCATGGTATACGGAGGCCGACCAGACGGCCTGGGATGCATCCAGCGATGAGGCCAGAAAGTCTCCACCGCTGGATGCCGTATTCCGCGCTTGGCAGCTATTCGCCCGATGGGACACGCGGGCGTATTCCGGCCTGACCAGGATCCCGTACAAGCGGACCGTCCAGGCCGGGCCTCCGGAGGCTGGCGGCGGCCAGGAAACCGGGGAACTGGAATCGCTCCCGGCAGCGGAATATCCCAATGCTCGCGTAGCCTGGAAGATGTCCCGCCTGGTGCCGCTGGCGCCCGGCAAGGATTGGACGGACCCCTATGTGGTGACATCCAACCTGGACCCGGTGGAGGGGCCGCTGATGTATTGGTATAAGCCTATTGCCACGCCGCCCTGGGTGGTGGCGCATCAGGATTTCCAAATCCAGGTCGGTGATGATGGTGGGAGCATCATTGTGGGCCGCACGCCTGCGGATGCCGCTGCCATCAAGGCCCGCCTGGCGGCCGGGTGGACGCCGGTATTCACCGTGGCCCTCGTTCATCCTCTGGCCTTCCGCGTGTCAGCCACAACGGAAGCTGTGGGCGGATCACCGCCATGCACCGACCTGCGGCGGAGTGGATGCACCTACCTGACCGGGGATTATTGGACCCAGGTGCGCGTGCCGGACCGGACCGTGTTCAAGCTCGATGCATCCAGCGCGGCCGTCCTGGCTGCGGAGGGCCGGAGGGATCAGGGCGGCGACCCCGTGGCCTTCCGGGACAAGATGCGGACGTGGTGGTTAAGCCCGGACGGCACCGCTACCTGGACCGTTCGCGGCATCGCGGACGATGCCGGCGCCATGCTGGCAACCATGGTGGACCAAGCCACGGTACGCTGGGGCGCCGACGAAGGCGACACCGCGTCGGTGGCGGTGCGCGCCCCGGTGGTCCGGGTGTCGTTCGACTTCCGGGCAGCATCCGCTTCCGTGTCCTACCAGGCCAGCCGCACCCTGGCCGGCTTCCGCGTGCCGTCGGTTGTCCAGGGTGCGCTGGGTGTAGGGTTGGCTCGCGGTCAGTATCAGTCCAGCGGGGGCGCATGACCTGGGACCACGAACAACGCATCCGGCGCCTGGAGCGCGAAACCCGCAGCATGCCATCACGCTGGGCCGGCGGCGCGGCAGCGGTAGCAGCTGCACCAACCCTGTGGGCGGCCATCATCGGCGGCCAAACCCTGACCAGCGGGCAGGATGGCATACGGCGTGCTGCTTCCAACCTGACCACCGCAACCCTGTACGATCCCAACCATGCCGACCGTTCGGCGTGGGCGACGGCCACGACCTATGCGGTGGGAGCCATCGTCGCAAACGTCGGAAACTCCTATATGTGCACCACGGCAGGGATCAGCGCCGCCGGTCCTTCGGGGACCGGCACGGGCATCGCGGACGGGACCTGCGTGTGGAATTGGCACGGCGGCAACCCGACGCTTCCGCTTTCGCCAGACGGCCTGGGCATCGGATTCCTGTTCGCGGATGGCGTCCAGCAATTTGTGGACACGGGCGCCGGCCTGGCGCCGGCCAAGGTGATGATTGCCCTGGACCAGCGCAGCCTCATTCCATTCGCGCTGGCTGCCGGCGAATGGGTGCGCCTGGCCAGCACTCCGGTCCAGGTTGGCGCAACGGCCAATATCGTGGCATATCCCCCAACGTATATGTGAGTCATGGCCTGGACGCTTTCGGCCGACTCCACCTATCTCCCTGGGCGCCTCGCCAGGTCCATGCAGCCACTCGGCATTCCTGGCAACGATTGGCGGTTTGCGCAGCCGTGCGACGCTGGCGGTGGATCGGTGCCGGGCAACGAGGTCGCCATAACCGGGCTCTATGCTGCCGCGCCGGAGTGGTCGCGCCTGTATGTCCGCATGTCGCAGCCGAACCACAACGCCCCCATGCTGACATGGCATCGGGCGGACTACCATCCAGGCACGGACACCTGGACGGAATCGACCATCACGCCGTCCGCATACCTGACCCATCCGAGGCCCTTTGTTCTCGCGGAATTTCAGGCGTCTGACCTGCTGCACTTCCCTGTCCCGGCCGCGACCATGGTTCCGGCTGTCGTGGGTGTGCCGCCCTGGTTTCCGTTCCTGCCGGTCCGGATCACCGCCAGCGCCGGATGGATCGCGGCAGAGGGCAACCTGGGGCAGACGGGGGCCGCGGCGGAATCGTCGCATGCGCCGTGGGCCAACTACCGGCGTGCGCTCCTGGCCACATCCGAAGCGCCGACCGTTCTGGCCATCGACAACCCGTCGATGCCTGCGTCTGGGCCAGATCCGGGCGCCGCGAACGATTATGCATGGCCGAACAGATGGGGCGGCACGCGGGCGTGGGCTTGGTTTTCTGGCTCCGTGCGCTTGGTGGTCCCGCCGGAATGGAAGGGGGCGTGGAACACCGATGCGAGCTACGCAGCCGGCGACCGCGTTGTGCACGCTGGGAATTTCTACCAGGCAGCCACACCCCAAACACCGGCCGACCCGGCGCCGCCGTCCGCCGGATGGACCGCAACCCCGTCCTGGCCGTGGGCGGCATCGCATACCTCCTGGCAGGCGGCCGCGTTTCCTGACGTGCACCCCGACTTCCCCAACTGCGTCCGCCTGACCTTCCGGGTGACGCCAACGGATTACGCCGCCACCCCATCGCCAACGATCACGCTGGCAGCCGGCCTGGTGGTGTCCGCCACGGACGGGACCCCATACGCCCCCGTGGCCGAATTGGTGCAACATCGGAAATTCGCGGCCATGGTGGGCATGGTCGGGCCAATGGCCAACCTGGGAACCATCGCGCCGGGCGGGAGCGCCATCGCCCCCCAGATTGCAGCTGAGGACGTGGAGCCGGGCATCCTGCGGGTCCATCACGGCATTCCGACGCACACGCTTGCTACGCGCGCCTGGACAGACCAGGCGGGGTGGACACCGCCGCTCGTGTGGCCCTTGTCCCGGCGGTGGCTCCCGACTGGTGCGGAATACATGGCGGGCCATCCCCATCAGATGCTCGCCACCGTCGAAATCGACGGCTTTTCAGCCATAACCGCGTACATGGATACCATGACCAAGCCGGCGGTCGTCGCTCCGCTGGTGTGGCCACAATTGCCCGGAATCCTGCACAACGCCGGGCAAGACAGCCCATATATGTGGCACCACCGGACGCGCCGGCTGCTGCCGCTGCATCGCTACCTCTACGACCATCCCGACGATGGCGTATGGCACGACCTGGGCCTGGGGACCGACGCCGCCGTCATCGTGCCGACCGACTTGGCCATTCCACCGAGCCTGGCGACCCTTCCCGTCCGAGCTGCATTCACGGATGATTCCGTCGCGCATCCCGGCGTCGGATATCCCGGCGACCGTCTCTGGAAGCTGGACCTTGCCCGATGGCCGTCCGGAGACGGCGAGGAAACCGGCTGGCCAGCTGCTCTGGATATCCAGGACGCCGACCGCATCACGGTTGGCATAGCCATGCGGCCAGAGGTTGTTCCGACGCCGCTGGGCAGGTGGCCTGCCCGGTGGTGCGGCGGCGGTCCGCATACGCGCAGGACCATGGAATCGTACACCTACCGGACGATCGCGGGGTTTGAGTGGACATATGTCCACCCCATCTGCCATGCGTCTGGATTTCTGGTCGGCTTGGACGCGGCCGGTAACGGTTACCCCGCCATGTATAGGGACATATTCGTATGGCTGGGTGATTTGTGCGGCGGAACGTGGTGGGGCGCCCCGTTTGTGGGCATCGATGCATACGCAAGCGACGCCAGCGGCTATGGCGTGACGGCTTCATTCCCGGTTGTCGTGGAGATCTACCGGCTCCCCGATGACGCGCAGGACCACGCCCCGTACTACTCCAACAGCCCGAACGATAGGGGGAATGATCCGCCGGCCTCCGCCGTGCTCGTGGGGACGAAGGCCTACACCATGACCGCACGCGGGTGGCATTTTGCTGGCATCCCTGATTGGGATCCTGTCGCGTCCTATGCGCCATATGATTCTGTGGTGACGGGGACCGACCCGCACAAGGTGGCATGGTACTGGAACAACCCAAACCCGAGCATGCCGGGCGATGAACCGGGTGTGCATCCCGATTGGGTTTCCACGGTCACGCCGCCCGTACTGTCCTTCGCCGTCCACCATCTCCCGAGCGACACGGAGATCAATCAGGCCATATGCACCGACAGCCCAACGGCTGGACGCCGCTGGACGTATGCCGCCCGCGTCCGCTATCCCGTGGATATGTTCCAGGACATGCCGGCATTCCAGGCCTTGAGAGGCGGGTTCCGTTGGCACTATCAGGCGCCGGACATTCCGTCCACCGTCACCGTGACCGGGGCGCCGGACCTGGCATGTCGCGGGCGGATCTATCCCGGAACGGTAGCCGGCGACCTGGGGCCGGGAACCTAGTCCGTGGGCGGCGCAGGGATCCGGTATCCTCGCGCCGTGAACCAGGCGTCGCGACACGCGCGGCTGCACAGATACGTCACGCCGTGGCACGGACGCCCCACGGGGACATCCTTCCGGCACATCGCGCATGCCGGCCCATGATACTCCCGGCGCGGAGCTGGCTGGCGCATGGTCATGACGGCCATCCATCCACCGGCACGCAGCCGCCAGCGGCATCGGGGCGCCAGGACACCCGGCGCAACATGCATGACGCCCATGTCAGCGGCCGGCGTGGGCGCCACCAATCGGGCGGACCACCAGCGGTGTCCGGATACGGCATCCAGCGGATGCCGACATATCCAGCGGCATCCATGCCGCACCATACCACCACGGACACAGCGCCAGCCGCCCGGTGCGCGGCCAGGGCGGCATGCTGGTGTACCGCCAGGTCGGACCAGGACAGGCCATCATCCACGGGTCGGACCTTCACTTCGACCAGCACAGACACACCACCAGGCCCAACGGCCCGGACATCCCCAGACACCTTCTCCAGCGGGTGAGCGGATATGATGTTTCCGCGTGGTCCACGCCGGATGGCATATCCCACCCGGACCCGCTCGACGCAGGAAGCCCAGGATGTGAGCCAAGCGACAGCCTGGATTTCCCCAGCCTCACCATGGGCGCGGGCCAGGGCGCCAGCGGACCGGCGTACGTGTGTCATCGTGTTTCACCACGTTGTGCGGCCGTCCGCCATGCGTCAACCACGTGGCCAGAGCGCCCATGCGCAACGCTCGCCCGATGTGCCGGGCTGGCACCGTCTGGATGCGGTGGTGTCCGTTGGCATGGTTCGTTCCGGAATCGCGGTTGGCGGTGGCGGGGACACAACGGGGAGCGCGGACGCAGCGCATAGCGGCGGAAGCATCCAGGGTGCCGGCATGTCATACGCACGTCCGGCGGAGCCTGGAAGCCCACACCCTGCGGGCGGTCCTTCCGTGAGGGATGTTCATGGCGCGGGCGCCGGCCGGGCACCTGCCGCCGACTCCTGGGCATTCCCCTGTCTGGCGCGGTGGCGCTTCCCCCACGCAGTGGCGACCGATTCGTAATCCTTGGCCCAGCGGGATTGTATGCCATGGGCGCGGCGAGCGGCGGCGCATGCGGCCAGGCATGCCAGTGCATCCTCCAGGCACGTGGCGCCCGCGTCCAGCGCCAGCCCCTGCCATTCCTCCAATGCCGTGTCATCGCTGGCGAACCGATGCCGGGCCAGGGCCGTGCGGAATCGTTCGCGGGATGACTTGAGCGGTGGCTTCGGTGGCGTCGGTGGCGTTGGTGGCGTCGGTGGCGTTGGTGGCGTTGGTGGCGTTGGTGGCGTTGGTGGCGTTGGTGGCGGGACTGCCAGCTGGGTTGGCGCCTGGCCTGGGAGCGGGCGCTTCCACCGGGCCTCGGCAGCCATGCGGGCGCGGGCCAGGGTCCGCCCATAGGACTCCACGGCATCTGCCGGATAGTAGGCCACCACCAGATCCGACCCCTCCCACCGCCAGAGGGGGCATGGCCGTGATACTTCCGCCAGCGTCACCCGCGCCTGCTGTTGCCAGTGCCGGTCCCCCCATGTTTTGCAGTCGGCTATCCGTCCACCGTCTGCCAGCATCACGGCCAGCCGGAGCAGGCATATCCAGGTGGCCCGATCCAGTGGTTCCGCCCCGATGAATGCGACGCTGTCCAATGCTTCAGCGGAGATGTAGATATGTCGCATGCTGTTCTCGTATCGGGATCGGACGGATGCCCGCCTGGCATATGTCCCGGCGGGCATCCGTCCAGTGTGTCAGTATGGGTCCTCCGCCGCCGTGGCCTCGGCGACGTGGCGGCTGAACCACGCTGGCGGGACTACCGGCTGACGTGCCATGCCCAGGTCCCGTGGCCAATCATCGCGCCGCCACAAATCCAACGCCAGCTCCAGGCTCCGCATGTTGGTGTCGTGGGCGGCATCCAGGATGGCGTCCGACAGGTCGTAGACGCGGACGCGATGGACAGACCCCTTCTCGACGGCCAGAAGCGCAGCAGGAAGCCTGCGTCCGGTTTCCTGCTGCACGATCCACCGATACCAAGCCATCTGCCGGTGGTAGTGATGGCGGAAGATATCATCCATGAACCCGGAGATGTTGTCGCAGGTCTTCAGGTCGACGATGGCGGACCATGCGTCCGCGGATGCCGCCGCGCTGACGATCCAGTCGAGCTTCGCTTTGATCGGAACCCCCCCTTCATCCTGAAAAAACGCAGCCTCCGGGATGCCGCTTCGCAGGAGTCCGGCTGCGTCTGGGGTCTGCATGGCTGCGGTGCGCATGCTTACGACCATGGCCACCTCCTTGGCGTCGGCCACCAGGCGGCCCTCCGCCTCCTGGGCCACCAGCCACGCACGACACGGCCCTGCGTTCCAATTCCAGGGCTTTTCTTCCGCCGGCGGGCCGTCCGGATATTCCGCTGGCGTGGGCTTGTCCGGATGGGAAGCCTGCCATTCCCTGCAATATTTGGCACGCGGATTCCAGGGTTTCATGTCCGGCGGCGCGGTGGTGTAGGTTGGGGGCACGCACGCCACACGGGCAGCTACGGCGGTGTCACCCTCCAGCACGGCCAGGTGGGTCAGCCTGCCCACCCGGAATGCATCCGTCTCCGGCTTGCCGATCAGTCCGCGCATGCGGCCGATGGCCCCAGCTGGTCCCCAGGTTTCCAGGTCCCGCAGGAAATGGAAGGAAATGGCCTGTGTCCCGTGGTATTCACGGTCGGACATGTCAAGGCGGATCATGCGGCCCCCGCGTGATGAGCCGCCATGCCCTCAAGCTCGGTCAGGGCTGCCATCTTGTTCATCCCGTGCTTGGTTTTCAAAGCGTTCGCCTGATGATGGGCTTCCTCCGCCCCCAGGGCGCTCGTCAGCTTGGCCAGGGCGGCATCCCACCTGGCCCTCCCGGTGGCCTGTCCCGTGGGCCCTGCGGGCGGGGCGGCATGCTCGGGCGTGGGCGGCGCGGCATGCTCGGGCGTGGGCGGCGCCTGGCGTTGGTTCGGCTGGCGATCGTAGCGCCGCTCGACGTGGTGGCCGTCCGCCGCATTGCCATCATCATCATCGTCTGCGGCCAAGCCCAACAGGGCCGTGATGCCGTAGCGGCGGGCGTAGGTGATCGCGGAGCCGAGGGCCTGGTTTCCGGGCCTGTCTGTCTTTACCGGAACAGCCGTTCCCAGGAACTCCCCCGAGGCGTGAACGATGATGGTTTCCACAGACAGCCCGTTGTCGTCGGTGTGCACCGTATGGACCACGGACAGGCCGTTGGCTGCCAGCGGCCCACGGATGCAGTCCATGATGTTGTCCAGCGTGGCATAATCGAAGGAATACGGTGATCCCTCACGCGGGCGGACCGTGACCGACCTGTTTTTGGTCAGGGGTTGGAAGGCGGCATGGGCCTTGGCCAACGCGGTGGCCAGGTTTGCCATGGTTTCGGAACGGATCATGGGATGGACTCCAGGGGTGGACGATGGGGTGGGATGAGCGGCGAGCGGACCGAGCGTCACGGCCTCCGGATGAGGCGCCACGCGGCGCGGACCAGGAAGCGGACCAGGCGCAGGTCCCGCGTCATGTCGCGAGCGCTGCGGCCCTGGCCACCGAGGATGAGGGGAGGGGTTGGGTCATGCATGGGTCGGCTCCTGGGCGGAGTGATATGCTCGCTGGGCATATGTCAACAGCCGGGCGCAGCCCAGGATGCGCGGATGGCTGGATCGTGGGCTGGCCAGGAACCCCTGGTGGTGTGTCCGCGAGGCGTGGTGTTCGAACAGACACCAACGGAACACCCAGGGCCACCACCACCGCCCCAGGCCGTGTGACCTGGGGCCTGTCGTGTCCGTGAGCTGCTCCCATGCACATGCTCATGCTCACGCATATGCTCACGCATATGCTCATGCACATGCTCGCGCATATGCTCACGCATATGCTCACGCAATGCTATGAAATGAAATGAAATGAAATGAAATGAAAGGGGGGGGATAGGGGGCGCGGAGCGCCCCAGCCCCGCCCGCCAGGGACACACCCGGCAGGAGCACGGCACCCCGATGCGTCACGCGACCCCCCAGGGACAAGGCCCATGCCAGAGATGGCCTGACGCACGGCCGCAAGATGGTCAATTTGCGAGGATCGGACCTCGGACCGGCCACGGACACCATCCCAGATAAAAAGCCCGCAAATCGACGAAAAAACGGTGACACATTTTGTCAATGCTTGAGCATATGCTCAAGCATTGCATCCCGACATGCACCCCACCCTGCGGGCGTGCTGCACGTGGTCCCAGGGCCACCTCGCACGGGTCGCGCCAGCGCCGCCGTCCTCGGCTCGGTTGGCCAGACCTGCCAGACCTTCACATGGCCATCCGCACGCGCTGGCCATGGAATTGACCCCCCATAAATCGGGAGCTGGCATGACATCGACCGCATGGATGAGCTGTCCCAGATGGCTGAGCGCCTCGGAGTCTCGCCCGGTCTGGTGCGCCGCCTCATCCGCACCGGCTACCGGAACGTCCGCATCGCTGCTGTTGATCTCGCCGCCTATCTCGCCACCGTCACGACGAAGGAAACGCCGTGAGCGACCTCCATGCTCGACCGCATGACCGAGCCTGCATCCGCTGGACATATCGGGTGTTGGAACTGCTGATGGACATGCTCTGCACGCCGACCCGCTCTGCTGCTGCAATGAAAAAGCTGCGCCGCGCCGAGTACGGTCACCCGAGCAGTCAGGATGACATGGCCGCTTTCGACTCCGCTCTGGAATCGGTGCGCGCCGAGCTGCTCGACATGGCACCACATGGACTGGGTGGGGTTGGGGTCACGCATGACATCATGGGGCAGCATGGCAACCAGCTGCGCTTCGACATCATCCACGAACGCGCGTGCGGCGGCTGGTTTCCGATGCAACCGTCAAGCCCGAACGCCCAGGCTCGCACGCGTGATCCACAGACCGAGGCAGAGCGGCATGCACGCGCCGAAGAACTGGCATGCACGCTATGAACTTCGGTGATCGCTGCCCATGGTGCGGACACATCATGGACCACAGCCAAGCCATCATCGTCACGGTGCATGGTGACATGATGCACGCCCGGTGCGAGGATGTTCGAAACGCACAGATCAGGCGCGACCGCACGCGAGCGGATGCGCCGCCGCGACAGGCGACCGGCATAGGAGCGCAACCACTGACATATCCATCCGAGGCAAAACCCGGCGCGACTGCCCAGCCTGCGGGTCAATGACGATGCGGGCGGTCCGGGTCGAGCAGGGCGGACGAAGCTGGCGCGAGGTTCCATGCGAGCGCGGATACCATGCCAAGGGCAGCAGGATCGACCGCACGACGTACAGCACGCTCGCGCCAGAGGATGCGACTGCGCTGCGCTTCATCCGCGACGCCATCCAGCGAGCCGGAGACGCAGAGCGGTGCGGTGACGATCGGCTGCGCCGCCACCTGTACACGCCTGCGCGCGCGCATATCAACCGACGTCAGCCACGCCTGCGCCGCACGCTCGGGCTTCCTCCCATCACACCGGAGAACACATGACCATCACACAGTCCATCACCGTCGAGCTGAACATTGCCGACCTTCCGGACCCGCGACCGTTCGACATCGACGAGGGTGTACGCCTGGGATGCCTGACGCTCTGCGATCCGATGGTTGACGAGGACGACGGTGGCACCGGCATGAAGGACATCGAAGCACGGTGGCCCTGCACATCGAACGAAGCCATGTCCTACCACAGCTGGTTCCGCTCCTATGCTCTGCCCATGCTTGCCGCTGGCGGATGCCTGCGCGTGGAGGTCCAGACCGACGAGGTGCGCGCCGGGCTGTATCAGGCGTTTCGCGGCGATGACCCGCGCGCCTACATGGTCATCACACGCAACGCTCTGGTTGCACCCGGTGCACAACCGGAAGCGGTCAGAGCGATCATCGACGGTGACGGCCATGCCTGATACCGACCACCTGTCCACGATCGACGGCACGCCGCGGCTGCATGTGGCGTGGCGAGGATTCCCTGCAACGTGGTGTCGGTCGTGCAGGTTGCGGCTGGCGTGGCGGCGATGGTCGTGGCGGGTGGCCTGGGGGTGTCACGCCTGTTCGTAGCGAGGAGGATACGCGGTGTGATCGTGGCGACAGGGCCGATGCCGACACCCCGCACCTGATGATCAGGGCTGCCGTGGCTCATGACCGGGATGGGGCCAGAGCCTTGCGCGATAACCAGGAGACATATGCTCCCGTGCGCATGAGGCACATTCCCACCACGGACGCCAAAGCCATGGGCGCCCGCATCCGGCAGGCCCGCAGGAACGCTGGACTCACCCAGGTTCAGGCCAGCCGCAGGGCCGGCATGTCGCAATCCCACCTGTCCCGATGTGAGTGTGGCGCCAAGACACCCAGTCTGGCAACCGCCAAGGCCTTGGCTCGCGCCCTGAACACCACCACAGCCGCCATCCTGGAAGGCGCAGGACGCGCTGAAACGCCATCGATGCCGGCGTCCTAAAACGCCATCGATGCCGGCCGGGCGATCGCATGCCCCCTGCTGGACCACGCGATCATCGGCGGTCGGCGCCGCTTCGTGTCGTTGCACCAGGAGATGGCCTACCGGTGGAGCGTGGCCTGACCATGTCCGACTGGCGCTCCCGCGTGACGGTCGCTGCGGCGCTGATCGCAGCCTGGCAGGTGCTGTTCGGCGGCAACCCGCAGCGGGGGCTGGCATGGGCACACGCACCAGCTGGTCATCCGGTGCACGGACACAGCGGACCAGGAAGCCACGGCCGCACGCCTGACGGGCGGGGACGACCGCGTGGTGGAGTAACGGCCGCAGCCGGATAGGATGCCTCCATGGCACGTGGACCAGGGCGGCCGCCGCGCATGATGACGCCTCAGGAATTGGACCAGGCGGAAACGATGGCAGGCCTGGGTCTACGCGACGATCAGATCGCCCAGGTCCTCGGTATGGCTGAGCGCACCATGACGCGTCATGCGCGGGACCGCCTCCATCGCGGCCGTGCCAAGGCCCTGGCGGCTGTGGCGCAAACGTGCTACCGCCTGGCCACCAGCGGCAGGTGCCCGGCGGCAACGTTCTTCTACCTCAAAACGCAGGGCCGCTGGCAGGAGGTGGACCGCAGCGTCCACGTGGACGCCAACAGCACAGCTGGAACCGTCCGCGTGGTGATCCCCCCCGACCCGTCACCGAAGCCTGGATAGATGGCCAGGGTGGTGGTGTGGCGGGGCAACCAAGCGCCCCAGCATGCGTTCCTCCGGGACCTGGCGCCAGGCTGGACCCTGTATCAAGGTGGATTTGGCGCGGGCAAAACCTGGGCCGGCGCCCGGAAGCTCCTGGTGCTGCACTGGATGAACGGATGCCCAAGTCTGGTGGTGGCGCCGACATATGGGGACCTATGGAAAATCTGCGTCCCTGAAATCATGCGGGCAGCCGACGAGGCCGGAATTGTGGTGGAGCCACGGCCGCACGGTCGCGGACACATGCAATACCCGCATATCCTGGTATCAGATCAGCCCATCATCCTGGCGTCGGCGGATGAACCGGACCGCATCGCAGGCTATGAGGCCGGAACCATATGGGTGGACGAAGGCTGCCGCGTGCCGGAATCGCAGGTGGACCCACGCAGGGACGCCCCCACCCAAATCCGCGCCCGCCTGCGCCACCCGAAGGCTACCAGGCTCCACGGCCTCGTGACCACCACGCCAGAAGGCACGGAAACCTGGGTGCAACGGGATTGGACCGACAAACCCCTGCCCGACCACCGACGTTTCCAGGGCAGGACCGGCGACAACCACGCCCTGTCTCCTGAATATGCCGCGACCATCCGGGCCGCCTTCGGAGCTGAATTGGCAGAGCAATACCTGGAAGGGAGGGCCGTGGACTACCGCAAGGACCGGGCGCACCCGACCTTTGCACCGGCTGCGCACGTCGGGGATGGTCCGGAATTCGATTGGCAGCCGGGATCGGTGGTCCGCATCGGCATGGACTTCAACGTGGCACCGATGTGCTGGGTCGTGGTCCAGGAGCGGCCAGACCATACCCTGGTGGCCGTGGACGAATTGGTCCAGGAACCGGCGGTGGTAGACCAGTGCATCCGCTTGGCGAACGACAAAGGTTGGGGCAGGCGCGGCCCCGTGGTGCTACATCCGGACAAATCCGCCCACAACCGCAATCGCGTTGGAGATCCGGAATTCACCGTGGCCATGGCCACGGCCAAGTCCCTCGGGTGGTCCGTCTCGGGCGACTGCTACGGCGTAAATCCGCCCATAAACCACCGCATCAACCATCTATCCCGGATGATCCTGGACGGCGCCGGGGTCATCCGCCTGCGTGTGCATGCCAGGTGCCGGCGCCTGGTGGACGAGCTGATGCGGACCGGCCGGCGAGGGGACGGATACCATCCAGGCCCGGACGGGAAGCGTGGCCATATCCTGGACGCCCTCGGATATGTGGTGTGGGACGTGTCGGCGCCACGGGGGAAGGCAACGACCGCGAATTGGGGGCTGTGAAAGCCCTTCCCGGATCCGACCATCGACATAGCCTGCTGGGCATGATCCGCCCCGTCATCGGCCAGCCGGCGCCCGTGCATCCAACGTACGCCACGGATGAGGTGGCGCGGCGATTCTGGCGCCTGTCGTACCGCTGCGGACGCGGATACCTGTCTGGCCGGGATGCGCTGGATGGCCCCGTCCTGGTGAACCATGAGCGCGAGGAGCTGGCAGGCTACAAGCGCCGCCTCCGCATCACCAAAGCTCGCGGGTTCGTCGGGCCGATCCTGCGCCGATACCTGGGCCTGGTGTTCCGGCGCCCACCCATCCGGCCCGCTGATCTTCCACCGCTGGCCACGGAATTCGTGGCCGACGCCACCGGCACAGGCGTCCCGCTGGACACCGTGATGCGTCGCGCCCTGGCCCGCGCCCAGGTGGACCGGGAAAGCTATCTGGTGCCGGACATGACGGGATCCCCTGGCGTGCACAACCCCACGCAGGCCCAGCTGGCACAGGCTGGCACGCGCCCGGTGGTCTATGTCCTGAATGCATCATGCGTCCTGCATTGGGAGGAGGCGCCCGGTGGAGGTCTGTCGGAAATCCTGTTCATGTGGACCGATGCCAATGGCCAGGCCATCCTCCGCTGGATGGACAAAACCGATTTCCAGGACTTCACCGTAAAGCCCGGCGCAACGGCGGGCGGCGAGATCGTTTCGGCCGGGCAGCAGCAGCCACACGGCTACACGACCATGCCCGTGATCCGTCTGCGCCCGGTGTGGGACCCCGACAACGATTGGGCTGGCGAGGCGTCCGCAGGCGATTCGCAGGCTGGCCCGCTGGCCGAGTCCCAGCAGGCTATAGCCAATTATCTGTCCCTGCTGAATGAGGAGATCTTCAACGTCACATTTTCCCAGATGATAGCGAGTGGCGTTGACGAATCCGCCGTGAAGGATGTCAAGGTGGGCAACTGCCGCATCCTGTGTCTCCCCAACCCGGCTGCACGGGTGGACTTCATCGGCGCGAATCCAGCCCAGGCTGCCAGCATCCGGGAAGCCCTCACGGACGAAATCAGCTACCTTTACCGAGCAGCTGGTCTGGCACCCGGCGACCCGCTGGCATCCGGCCAGGCCGTTTCAGGCGTGGCGCTGGCGTGGCGCGCATCGGACATGGCCAGCATCGTGGACGCCCTGGCGAGCGCCACGGAGGACGCGGAGAATGCCCTGTGGCGGGTCCTGTCGGATGCCTGGGGATTCCACCTGCCGGCGCCGACACACTACACCGCTGACGCGGACCTGCCCGACTTCCAGGCGGAGGCCCAGTCCATGCAGGCCATCATCGCATCCACCGCCATCCCATCGGTCATCCGCCGCAAGGTGGCAGAGCGATTCGCGGCGCGCAACCTGTCCCTCTCCCCGGATGAGGAAAAGGAATTGGCCGGGAGCATGACCGAGGACCGAGCTGCTGCCCGTGCCGCTTCCGCTGCCGCATCCATGTTCCGCATGGCAGCGTCCGGGATGGATGACGGCAACGACGAAGGCGCCGGCTGATGGCATCCACGCCAGCATCGTCCGCCTCTCGCACCGCTGCGGTGGCCATGATCCTGGATGACGGGGACGGCCCGGTGGAATTTCGGCCAGGCGTCCCGCGCCTGGTGGTCCTGCGCCACACGGCAGGCTTGAAACCTGGACCGCTCACCCCGCGCACGCCGCTGTCCCTTGCCCGTCTGGGCCTCGTGGTGACGGCGGCCGGCTACGCCGAGCCTGAATCTCCAGCCCACCCGCTTGGCCTGTTCCTCGCTGCGGTGTCCAACCTGGGTGCCGCGCCCGTCACCATTGCCCAGGGCACGCACCTGGGCCACGCCTTCCCATAGGACCACCCATGACCAGATGCCCCACCATCCCCTTCCTGGCCACCTGCATGGCGCCTGCCGGTGATGCTGGCGGTGACGGCGGAGGCGGCACGCCGCCGATCGCCGGTGGGGGCGGTGGCGATGGGAAACCGGCGCTGGTCAAGGTGACGCTGCCGGGTGGTGTCACCGTGGAGATGCCCAAGGATCAGGCGGAAGCATTCATGGCGGCACGCGCCAAGGAAAAGGCGGAGCGAGAGGATTTGGCCAAGCGGGTTGGCGCGGTGGAGGCTGAGCGGAAAAAGGCCGAGGACCAAGCCGCCGCCGCAGCCCAGGAAAAGGAAGTCCTACGCTTGGCCAAAGAGGGCGAATTGGCCAAGGTCCGGGAAATCCTGACCCGCGAGAGCAACGCCAAGCTGGAAGCCCTGTCCCGCCGGGTCGTGGATCAGGAATTAAGCGTCCAGATCCGACGCCTGGCGCCAGGCCTTGTGGATGAAGCCGTGGCCGATATCGTGAGCCTTGTCCGCGGCAGGGCTGGGATCGACCCGGAAACCGCCGTGGTCCGCATCGTGGGGGATGACGGCCAACCCCTCATGCGTGACGGCCAACCACTAGGCGCGGATGCGTACCTGGCGGAATGGTTGGCGGCCCGACCCCATTTCCAGACAGCCAAGGTTCCTTCCGGCACGGGGGGCAAGCCGCCGGGCAACCCTCCGATAAGCTCTGCCACCATCCGCCGGGCCGACCTGGGCACTATCACCCTGGCCCAGGCGGAAGCCTTGCGCAAGGGAACCCTGCGCGTGGTGGATTAGGGCGCCGGCCGACGCAGCTTCCAGCTCCACCGAGAGCCATCACCACCTGACCAGGAACCTATCCGATGAACTCCCTCAACGTCCTTATCCCCGTCATGTTCGCATCGCTCAATCGCGTGCTGCGGCAGACCGGTTTCATCCTGAACGTCCCCACCCTGGATACCGCTGCCACTGGCGCGGCCGTGGGCCAGACCGTGAACATTGGCCATAGCGCCGCTCTGACCGCCTACGACGTGACCCCCAGCGCCACCGCGCCGGTCCTGACCGACACCGCCCCCACCGCGCAGACGGTCACCATCACCAAATCTCGCGGCGCCCGCTTCCATATGACCGGCGAGGATTGGAAGGCGATTGAAAGCCGAGGCCCGGAATTCCGCGTCCGCATGCTCGATGAAGCCCTGGCAGCCCTCATCCATGAGATGGGCGCATTCGTCTGGGACTACATGGACAAGCAGTGCGGCCTTGCCATCGGATCCGCCGGCTCGGACCCGTTCGCCAGCAACCCCAATGTCCTGATGGACGCCTGGCGCATCCTGTCGGACGCCAAGGCCCCGGAAATGGACCGTGTGGCAGTCCTCTCAACCCTGGAATACGCCTCGGCGGGCAAACTGCCCCAATTCCAGAAGGCCCTGGAAGCCCCGGCCGGCACCAATTTCGCCACCGCCCGCCTGGGCATGCTGGCGAATTTCGCCACCGGCTGGGACCAGGCCGTGGGCACCCACACCGCTGGGACCGGCAGCGGCTATCAGGTCAACAACGCGGCTGGCTACCCCGCCGGCACGACCGTTATCACGGTGGACACCGGGTCCAACCCCCTGGTGGCTGGCGACGTGGTGTCGTTCGCGGGCCATGCGACGAAGTATGTGGTCGCCAGCTTGGCGGGAAATGATCTGACTCTGAACGTGGGCCTGACCAACGCCGTGGCCGACAATGAGGTCATCACCAAGGCTGCCAGCCACCGGAGCAACATCCTGGCCCACCGGGATGCGTTCGTCCTGGCCGTCCGCCCGCCGGCCGAGGCCCCCGATGGCGATTCCGCCAGCTCGGTCCAGATCATCACCGACCCCGTTACCGGCATCAGCCTGCGCCTGGCCCACTACAAGGGCTATCATGCGGGCCAGTGGGAGATGTCGCTGGTGTACGGCATGGGCAAGCGCCGGTCCAGCCTGGCCGTCAAGCTCATGGCCTGATCCGCTAGGATACGAACCCATGGACCCGGCCGGCGCCTGCCGCGCCGGGTCCTGTCCTATAGGGATTCCTTCAACATGCCCATCGTGACGGCCCACCGAGTCCAGCGGGAGCGTATTCTGGCGGCATGTCGCCAGACCGGCGTTGCCGACGCCGCTGGCGTGGACGCTGGAGCGTGGGCATCCACGACATCACCACGGGTGCTGCCGGGGGATCGCGCCGGCTATGTGGGCGGACTCCACCGTGGGCGCCTGCCGGCCCTGGAAATCCACCAGACGGCGGACACCTGGGAGCGACAGGCCACATCCGGCGGCACCATCACCACGGAATGGATCATGCGCGCCCATGTCCCGGAACCATCCTTGGCAGAGGCCGAGGAGCGGGCGCGTGGCATGCTCCTGGTGGCGCTGGCCAACCTGCGGGCAGATCCGTACCTGACGGAAGGCAGGGAACAATTCGATGCCGTCCAAGCCGGCCCGCTGGGGCATAGCCTGGCTGTCCGCTTCACCCTGTTCCACACCTACGACCGGGCCACCTACGAAACGGACGGCATCATTGCGCCGCCGCCCGCGCCGCCGGCCAGCGACCCGGACCCCACGGACATGGCGTTCGTTGCAGCGGAAACGGTGTCTGGCGGGCGCGTGGTCTGGTACGACCCGGCCGCGCCCGGATGGCGCTACGCCTCCCATCTGAACCCGGCCCACATGGGCGTTTCCCTGGGTGTCACGCTCGGGGCCATCATGGCTGGCGCCACCGGCTCAGCACGCATGTATGGCATCATGACCGACCCGGCATGGTCCTTCCCGGCGCCTGTGACCCTGTGGCTGGGAGACGCCGGGAATCTGCTGATGTCACCGCCCTCAACCGGCTTCCTGCGGGAAGTGGCCAGGGCTATCGAACCGAACCGCATCATCGTGGAGCCGGAAGCCCCGGTGGTCATCCTCTAACGCAACCAAGGACCATTCCCATGCCAGCAAAGAAATTCCTCCGCTTGGTGTCCGGTATCATCACCGAGATAGCCGGCACCGTCACCAGCGCCGGGGCCGGCAACGATGGCGATATCGTTGCCCTCGACTCGACCGGCCGCATCGATCCGTCCATGATGCCCGTGGGCGTCGCGGCAGAGGTCAAGGTGGCGGTGGCGTCGGAAGCCCTGGCGGGCGGCGATATGGTCAACCTGTGGCTGGATGCCGGGGTTCTCAAGGCACGCAAGGCCGACGCTTCGACCACCGGCAAGGAAGCCAACGGATTCGTGCTGGTGGCCGTCTCCACCGGCGCCAATGCCACCGTGTACCTGCCGAGTCAGACGAACACGGCCCGGACCGGCCTCACCATCGGAGCCCATTACTGGCTCAGCGATGCATCGCCTGGTGGCGTCACCACCACCCCGCCGACCGGCGCCGGCAAAGTGTCGCAATTCGTGGGCAAGGCCCTGTCAGCGACCGAGCTGGTCTTTGTTCCCGGCCCGGCCATCACCACGGCGGCCTGACCCATGGCCGAACGCCGCCCGCTGTGCCTGGTGGCGGGCATCATTGCCGAACTCCCGGCGGGGGACACCCTGCCGGGGACCTGTGACTACCTGAGCACGAACGCGCAGGCTGTCGGCAGCATCACTGGCTCGGTATCGCTTTCGACCGGCGACATGGGCAAAGCGCATGTGGTCGCGGCCGGCGCCAGTGATTATACCATCACGTTGCCTGCAAGCGTCACGCAGGGGAACAAGGTTGCATTCTATGTGAACATTCCGCCTGGCGGGATGAAGGATACGAAGCAATACACCGTGAAGCCGGCGACAGGCGAATACATCGCCGGCCGCGCCGTGGATCAGGGCATGGTGCTGCTGGCGTCAAACGTGCTGATCCTTGAAAGCGCGGGCGGCGGCGCGTGGTGGATCATCGGCCAGAAGCTTGACACGGATTGGGTGAACGCAGGAGCCATGACACTCACGGCTGTGACAACCAATCCAACCAAGGGTGGTGGGACCACCTACGACCGGGTGTATTTCCGCCGCGCCGGGCATGATCTTCTGTGTCGCTACGAGTACCGTCAGACGACAGCCGGGACAGCCGGATCCGGCGATTACCTCTGGGCTGTCCCCATCGGCACGATTGATACCGGACTGGTGACGGCGGAAACCGGCGCCGGATCAGCACACACACGCGCCACCGCAGGTATCGGCTCGGGAAAGTACGACGCAGGCGGAACGCTGATCGAAGTCACCGCATCGGTGTATAATACAACACGCATGCGGTTCGACGGAGCGAATGCCAATGGCGCCAACGGCGGGTTCATTGGATCATCCTATGCCAGCCTGGGCTCTGCCGCCGTGCGATTCCATGTGAACACCTGCACACCCATGACCGACTGGTAGCCCCATGCGCTTCCATGCATACGATTCCATGGGCTTCCTGGTCGGCTGGTACGAGGCCGAACAGCCGCGCCCGAACAGCACCGTGGTGCCGCCTCCCTATGGCGCGAGGTCCCGCTGGAATGGCGAGGCCTGGGTTGAGGACGCCAGCCGCGAACTGGCCAGCATGCGCCACCAGCTGCTGGAAGCGACGTATACAGCCTATGCAGATGCGGAGCGCCGGAACCTCACCCCTGCTGGCTCGGTCCAGCTCGCCGCATGGAGCGCGGCAGGCCGGCAACGAGCGCTGGATGTCCGCGCCTGGGTCGCGGCCCTGTACGCGGAGCGTGACCGCAAGCTGGCGGCGGTGGAGGCTGGGGACCTGACGGTTGATCCCACGCCATCGCAGCCATGGAAGCCCTGGACGTTTCGCGAGATTGCGGCGGATCCGGGTGTAACCTAGACTTCTCCCGCTGCGTGGTAGTTTTGGGGCGTCCCGCGCGAGAAAGGACCGCCATGGCAATCTTTCCGAACGTCGTCGGCGCCGAGTGGCGCGGCGCTGTGACCATACCGAACAACGCAGGAACCGGCTCCCGGCTTCTCGACCTCATGCGCGCCGCAGGCTACGACGGGCCTGACGCGTGCGCTGTGAAGGTCCTGGCCCGCGTCCCGGACGGCACCGACCGCAGCGCCTTCGTCATTGCGAGCCGGCGGCCGAACGCAGCGGCGATATCGTCCACCGACTTCACCACGCACGGGCAGCACGTCGCCGCTGGCACTGAGTATGCTGAGCCGGTTGACCGCGATGCCTCCGAGTCCTACGTTCGCAGCACGGGCGCCAGCACCGTTTCCGCCATCGTGCTCGCCGCCTGGTGAACCATGCTTGGCGTGTTCCGCCCGTTCGGACTCCGATTGTTCGCGCCGGTTTTCGTGCCGGATGGTCCGTTCGCGCCAACCTACTACCTCCGGCCCGACAGCGCGTCATACTATCGACGTCCAGGTGGTGTTGACCGTTACGTTCGCCCCTAACCCCTGAGAGAGGGGGGATGCTATGCCAGACCTTACCGTTTCCGCAACCATCGATGCCTTTATGGGCGCGGCCGATGCTGCCGCCGCCAGGACCGCCATCAGCGCGGAAGCAGCTGGCGCCGCAGCCGCCGCGCAATCTGCGGCCATCGCGGCATCGCAGCCGCGCCCGGAGGAACGGACCGCCAGCTTTACAGCGGCAGACGCAGGGGTTTACATCACAACCGCAACGCTGACCGTGAACGACCCGTCACCGGTACAGGGGTATTCATACAGCGTGGAAGTCCGCAACGGCACGGCGACCATAGGCGGCACGGCCTACGCCGCGCCCTGTCGTGTGGTGCGGACCTTCCATGCAGGCGCCTGGGCAGACCGGGTGGACTCACCGGATGCGTCATTCCTCACGGCCGGCATCATGCCGTCCGCCAGGTTGGCGGCGGACTGTCTCAAGTCTCAAGCCAACCGGGAAACGTTCATCTATGACGACATGGCCGGAAGTGGCGTCAACGGGCCGGGGCAATGGACGGCTTCCACCTCGGGCGGATCCTGGGCGACGACGTCAGTCCAGAGTGGTGATCGGTACGGGGTGGTCCGTGCAGCGACCGGGACCGCCGCCAGCACCAACCAACGGGGCGCGGCCCACACGGGAACACCCGGATCGTCCGGTCCGATCAGGCTGGGCGGCATGTTGGTGGAGTGGTGCGCCGATGTTGCGCCAGCCCTGGCGCTGTTTTCGGGCGGACTGAGCGGTGAGATATTCGTGGGGTTGGCGTCGGGCGTGACCGTTCCGTCTCATGGTGTGTACCTCGCCAGCCGCGACGGCGGGAACTGGCTCGCCGTGACCCGCGCCAGCAGCATCGAAACCGTCACCGATACCGGCGTGGCGCCGGCCCTGGGAACCTGGGTGAACTACCGCGTGGACGTGGAGGCGGACCGCAGCGCCGTTCGCCACTATGTCAACGGAGCCCTGGTTGCCACGCACACAACGAACATTCCGGCTGCCAATGTCAACCTGTCGCAAATCATCAGCGTGAACCGCGTCAGCACCACCGGGACCAGCGTGGCGCTGGACGTTGACTTTGCGTGGCTCCGCCTGTACCGCAACGCCAACCGCTGGTAGGTTACCATACCGTGAAATACCGTATCGTGCATGCATCCGGCTGGGTCGAGTTTGCGCACGAAGCAGCCGCCATCGTGTACCGGGACGAACACCATCCCGGCTCCCCCATCATCACCCTGCCCCTCGACCCACCCGGTCCTCTGGAGTAAGCCATGCCCCCCCCCCGCACGCAGCCGCCATCGGACGATGACAGCACCGCCCGGTACGAACACGGCGAGGGAAGCCGGCGCGGCGGGTCCAGCGGGGACATTCCCTCGG